ATCTCTGCCAGGGCTGTCTGGCTAGTGTTATCCGTGATAGGATTATTTGTCACTTTCAGGATTTCGATGATTATCTGGAGGTTGCTATCGTGAACAATAAACCCACCGTAAGACTTATTAACGATCATTTTCAGAATTATAAGGTATATGGGATACCGAAAGCACAATTGATAATTGCTGATATTCCCTATAATGTCGGTAAAAATGCTTATGGCTCTAATCCTGCATGGTATATTGATGGAGACAATGCAAATGGAGAAAGTAAACTTGCTAATTCCACATTTTTTGATACCGACAATGATTTTAGGATAAGTGAGTTTTTACATTTCTGTACTAAAATGCTGAGGAAAGAGCCGAAACAAAAAACAGAAAGAGGGAAAAGTCAATCTCCCTGTATGATTATATTCTGTTCATTTTTACAGCAATTTGAAATTATCGAAAAAGCTAAAGAATATGGATTTAATCATTTTATCAATCTTGTTTTCAGAAAAAACTATTCATCTCAGGTATTAAAAGCCAACATGAAGGTGGTTGGTAATACTGAATATGCTATTATTCTTTATCGTGAAAGGTTACCAAAATTCAACAATTATGGCAAAATGATTTTTAACTGTTTGGATTGGGAAAGAGAACACAATGTTGAAAAACTACATCCAACACAGAAGCCAATCACACTGCTAAGAAGGCTTATTGAAATTTTCACCGATCCGAATGAAGTGGTAATTGATCCCGTTGCAGGGAGTGGATCAACGTTGGTTGCTGCATTGAAATCCGGTAGAAAAGCATACGGCTTTGAAATTAAGAAAAACTTCTTTGCAGAAGCCAACACATGGATAGAACGGGAGATTGATATTATCGAACATGGTTATAACAGGAAGGAATCCGTCGAAGATGATGAATCTATTTTCTCGAAGCTATAATTACATTCCCCTGTCTCACCGGCAGGGGAGATTTTTATCTTGACAGAAAAAAGTTATATTGGATAAGAAAAATATAGGAGGTTAATATGGCACGCATGAAAGCAGACATAAATATTGAGTTCGGGGATGGATTGCTTTATATAAATTCAGATAAGGCATCTATAACTGCAGGAATTGTTAATGATGACGGAGACTCTGTCTTTAGATTTTCTTCGAATAAGGCAGCGGACGTCACGAATGCACTGGAATATCTGAGAGACAAAATTAACTTAGCTATAAACATTATGGTCGCAATGGAGGATCAAGAAATATGAAAATCCAGAATATAAGACTAAGCGACCTAAAGCCCTACCCGAATAATCCACGCCACAACGACCAGGCAGTAGATGCTGTAGCAGAATCAATCCGGCAGTTTGGCTTCAAAGTGCCTATCATAATTGACAGCAATAATGTCATTGTGGCGGGGCATACAAGACTGAAAGCAGCTAAGAAACTGGAACTGGAAACAGTGCCGGTTATAGTTGCATCAGATTTGACAGAGGAGCAGATAAAAGCATTCCGGCTTGCTGATAATAAGACTGGGGAGCTGGCGGAATGGGATTTTGAGATGCTGGAATTGGAACTGGCAAATATTGATTTTGATATGAGCGGGTTTGGGTTTGAAGTGCCGGAGCCGGAATATGAAGGAAATACAGATGAGGATGAGATACCGGAGAATGTTGAATCTGTCTGCCAGCCGGGTCAGATATGGCAACTGGGACGGCACAGGGTGATGTGCGGAGATAGTACTTCGAGAAAGGATGTTTCGAGATTAATGAATGGGGAAAAGGCGGATATGGTGTTTACTGATCCGCCGTATTCGGTAAATTATGAGGTAAAACAAAAAGAAGTTCTCGGAAAAAAGGGATATAATCACATAAACGGTGATAATTTAAGTGTTGGTAATATTTCAGAGCAGATATGGAAGCCAGTTTTTAAGAGCCTATACGATATGGCAAAAGATGATTGTTCTTTTTATGTAACGATGCCACAGGGTGGCGACCAGATGATGATGATGATGATGATGATGGGAGAAAATTGGCAGGTAAAGCACGAGCTTATTTGGATAAAGAAATCACCTGTTTTCTCAATGGGACGGCTTGATTATGATTATCAACACGAACCAATAATGTATGGGTGGAAAAAATCACACCATTTTTACGGAAAAGGAAAATATTTAAAATCAATATGGGAAATAGATAGAGACAGCGATGGAATCCACCCCACCATGAAGCCGGTAGAATTAATGGAAAATGCTATTCTCAATAGCACGCTGAAAGATATGTTAGTTATAGATTATTTTCTTGGCTCCGGCTCAACCCTTATCGCCGCAGAAAAGACCAATCGCACCTGTTACGGAATGGAAATTGACCCGCATTATTGCGATGTGATAATTAATCGGTGGGAAGATTATACTGGCGAGAAGGCTGAACTTACAACCAAATGAAAACTAAATACCGTCCCGACTTTCCAGAACGTGTTGAGTATATGCTGAAATGGAAAGGACTCACTAATGAACAGGCAGCGAAAGAGCTGGGGATCAGCAAAAATACATTTTATAAGTATCTTGATAGATATGATGACTTTCGTGACGCCGTAAAAAGGGGTAATGAAGGGATAATAAAGCAGTTAGAGAACGCTCTGTTCAAACGGGCTGTTGGTTATGAATATAGCGAAAAGACATTAGAAATTAAAGACCTGATCACAGGTCAAACTACTCATAAGAAAACAGTCAAAAAGGAGTTACCGCCCTCCGAAACCGCAGCCATTTTCCTACTAACTAATAAGCTTAACGAGAGATACAAGCGCAATCCTGACCTGTATCAGGAAGACAATTCACTGCAATCGGTTGACTTTAAATATATCAACGTCAATGAATATTCTATCATTCCAGAGATAGAGTTGCTCCGGCATCAGCTAAAGTTCACAAAAACAAAGCATAAGTTTCCAGCTTTGGTAGGCGGGTATGGTTCTGGAAAATCTCAGGCTGTAGTCTGTAGAGCATTAGAGCTGTTAAAAGAGCGTAAAGGAAAAGGGATAGTTGTTATTGGTTCTCCCACATACAGACTGCTATCTGATATTAATATTCCCAAATTCGTTGAATTCTTAGACAAGTACAAAGTGCCATATAAGTCATCTAAGGGTGAGATGAAATTCCGGCTTAATGGACAAATTAAGGGCGAGATATGGTTCAGGAGCATGGAGGATGTAAATAAATGGATTGGGTGGGAAAGCTCTGACATCATACTGGATGAGTTTGATACCCTCAATCCAGATAAACAAAAAGAATTATGGATGTCATCTATTCAGCGTAACCGGCATAAGTGCCCGGGACGTGAAAATACAATAGGAATAGCTACAACCCCGGAGGGCTTCCGCTATACTTATGAATTAGTGCAGAAAGGAATTGTAGAGCACATTAAGGCAAGGACTGATGACAATATATTTCTGCCAGACAGCTATATAGAAAACTTTCTATCTCAGTTCGATGATGTTAGATTGAAGCAGGCACGGGAGGGCGAATTTGTAAACCTGAACGGCAGGGCTGCATATTACAGTTTCAAGCGAGATAGACACGTAACCGCAGATAATATAGAATCACGTTTCCCAGATATATTACATGGCGGGATGGACTTCAATGTTGACCCGATGACTGCGGTGCTGGGATATTCACAGGATAAGAATATCTACTACGGCAAGGAATATTATCTGCATAATTCCAACACCTATCAAATGGCCGATTTGATCCGCTATGATTTTCCAGATAAGAGGATAACTATAAGACCAGACAGTACAGGCAGTAGCAGGAAAACTTCCGCTGCTGGCGGAGTAACGGATCATTCAATCCTGAAAGAATATGGGTTTGATATTACTATGCGGGGCAATCCCCCAGAGCGCGATAGATTGAATCTTATTAATTGGGCATTCAATAAGAACAAAATAATAATTGACGAAAAGTTAAAATTTCTCATTCGTGACTTAGAGCAGGTAACAGTCAATGAGGCTGGTTGTATAGATAAGAAAGATACAAGCCTGACGCACATAAGCGACGCAATGGGATATGATGTGTTCTGGGAATATTTCTCAGAGTATTTTGGATATAAAGACACGGTAAGATAGGAGGCAATAATGTATTTCCCCGTAAACATAGCAGACCAGATAATAATAAAAAGCCAGCTACAAGCTAAGTGGGTAAGCGATCAACAACGCCGGGTCCTTGCTCAGTTTCAGCTTGATATGTATGATGGCTTGTATTTCGATTATTTGAATAAGAAGATTGAAGATAGTGCAAGCATCCAGGGTGACCAGGGTGAGCTAAAGAAGTACATCGACACGATGAATCTGACAAAGGACATAATCAAGGACATTTCTAAAGTTTTTGCTGAACCGCCGGAGGTAGTACTTGATGATGATCCGGAATCAGACTTCACATTGAAGCTTAATGAACTTCTAAGAGAAGCTAACTGGCATGTGGTATTATCCGAATTAAATTGCCTGACTAATCTGTTCTATGACATGGTAGTGGTTCCGGTCACACGTAACAATAGGATTGAGATTGACCTCATTACCCCTGACCGCTGCTTCATCACTGGCAATGATTTTGACCCCACATCCGCTGATATCTTGTTTTATCAGATTGGAGAATTACCGAATGATCAGAAGAATAAATCCAGAACTGATATATATATGGCATGCAGCAGGGAAGGAAAGAAGCTGGTAGAAGTACAGCGAAACGGTAAAATGATAATTGATTATTATGGTGAAAAGTGGAAGGATTTCAAGGATGAAACACAATATCCGGTAAATCCAGCCATCACATTTCGGAATTATTATCCGCTGTCAAGCTTCTGGCATCCAGGGGTGAACAGCCTGGTTGAGAAAGACCTCAACGCAGATATGAGATTGACTGAGTACAATATGGGCAGAGGATATCAACTGCCCTTACTTATCACTTATGGCTTAGACAAGCCAGAAAACATCATTAACGGCAGAGCATCAAGAGTCAATTTCCCGCCTTCGTTGATGAATAGCTCTCCGAGTGCAAACTACATCACACCCGATAATAAGCTTGATATTCTCGGGAAATTAATTGATGATGAAGCAACCAGACTCAAGCTATCATATAAGCTTAGCAAATCTATCATAACAGGGCAGACAGCCACGTCAGGCTACGAACTAATGCTAAGTAAGGCTGAGATACTAAACTGGAATAAAAGCCAGAGAAAGCATTATGTGAAGCCTATGACTGACCTGATTAAGTGCATTATGGTAATTGCTAAGAAATACGGCTTTGCTAACTTCAAGGATGATCACGACATCAATATCAAGTTTGGAGATCAGAAATTTATTGAAACACCAAAAGAGATAATTGAGCGGCAGCAAAAAGAACTGCTGGCAGGCACTAAGAATCTGGTCGATATTGAGATTGAAAATTCAGGTTATAGTCTGGATCGGGATGAAGCACTCCAAAAGGTGCTCGATAGAATGGCAGAAAATAAGCAGCTCAATAATACTGCTCCGGAAGCTGTGTTTGAGACTGCAAAACCGGAGGTATAATGGAGGACATGAAAATGATTAAATTACCAGAAAGACTTTATTATGGAGCTATTGAATATACTGTAGAATTGAGAGATACACTACATGGTGGTGTTGGGGAGACGTACGGTAAATATATTTTAGCAACCAGAAAAATTATCATTTCTCAGAACATAAAAGCTTATGATAATAATGGGAAATATACCCTTCTTGAAATCCCAAACAGCAGACAGATAGAGACTTTCGGACATGAGTTGTTTCATTTACTTTGTGAAGAATCTGGGATAGAAGCTGACAGCGAACCAAACTGCAATCTATTTGGTTCATATTTTGCTTATTATGTTACGAGAAAAACTGTTGGTTTTCCACCAACCATAAATGATACCCTACTTGAGTTAAGCAAGGCTGATATAATTACAGAAGTGCAACACAAATATCTTCATGCAGCTTCAAAGCTTTTAAGGTTTGAATAATGCTCGGCTTCCAGACAGAAATCAACGACCAGATGGCGACTTTCAGCGGGCAGATGGCAGCCGTGATAAAATCACTAAATCGCAGGCTTAATTCGTCCCTAAAATTCACAACAGAAGCAGGAAAGATTCTTCCTATTGACCAGAACTTTGAGCGGGTAGCAATTATTGCATCTGAACTGGCAGAAGCATTAGAAGAATCAGGATATTATGATCTGATAAAGCAATTCACAGAGAATAATGATGACTTTACCATTCTTCAGATCAAGGAAATGGGTAAACGGTTCAAGGATGCTGAAATCTATTACGGTAAGATATCCGGTACTACATTAAGTAGCCTCAAGACTATGCAATATAACGGCATGGCTGATTTAGGGCTGTCAAGACTTAGTGCTATCAAGCAAACTGTCTTTCAGTCAGTACTTGCCGGAACTTCTGATGAAATATTAAGAAATAATCTTGCTAATAATCTGGATCAGTTAGGCAGATATGCGGATACCTATCTTAGAACAGCTAAGCGGGAATACTCTCAGCAAATGGAAAACCTGATTGCTACCGAAGCCGGATTGACTGAAATTATCTGGGAATATATAGGAGCACCACTACAGGATAATTCACATCCTGAATGCATCTGGGCTTTGGAAGATAAGCCGCATGCTCCGTTCTTTACTCAGGAAGAGAAAGACGAATTTGAGGCAGGTGGCGGATATAATCACACTGAACCTCGCTGGAATTGTCAGCATATTTTCGGGATCACTGATATGACTTTTGAAGAGTATGAGAAGGCATAAATCCCCAAAAGTAAACAATACATTACACCATCCAATAT